TGGTGATCCCCATCCAGTAAAACCAGATGAATTAGTTACTGTTGCACCATTAGAATGAGTAGTAGCTGTTGATCCTCTAGCTCCTCTTCCTATACCCGTTAGTTTATTTCCAGAAATACCTGTATATGATATTTCTTCTGTTCCTATCGTAACATGGTTTGTACCTGTAGACGGAAACCCTGTTGTACTAGTTAATGTAATTTCTGTAGCAGAACCATTGTTTCCGCCTGATGTGGCACTGATTGCTCCATTTAATGTATTAGTTAATGCACCTAATAAATTACCACCCCATAGTGCAATACCCCAACCAAAAGACCCTATCTGTTCAGCTGGACCTACATGATAATATTGATAGTATTTAACACTACCTGATGTAGTTGCACCAGAACCGGTCTCATTACTATCCATAGTAATAGTCAAGGTTGTAGGAGATGGTACACTTGTTACCATATATTTTATGTCATCAAAATCTGCAGCACTATAATTAGAATTAGTTGCAGCTGAAAAATCACTAAATGTAATAATGTCTCCTGCCACAAACGTATGTGTTCCTGGAAAAGTAATAGTGACTGTTGGAGATCCATTGGTAGTGGTAAAACAATTAGATAAAGTTGTACCTGATGGATTAACTAGTGGGTGTATATCATAATATACTCCACCAGAATATACATATAAAATTCTGTTTGTGCCTATTGCTGCAAATTTAGTAGATGCTTTATTTACAAAATGATGTAATCCTCTTGCAACTCCTGTAAGTTTTGATTCACCTAGTTGTTGCCAACCACCTATTTTTTCAGGTGTACCATATCTAAAACGTACATTTTCTCCATCTATCCATTGAGACTCTGCACCTGTTGATGTGACTTGTTTATTGAACCCTGGTAAAAAACCTAATTTTTGTAACATATAACTCCATTTATGTATTCCTTATTGGTGGAATACCTAACATCGGCCTTCTGTCGAACCTGTTCTTTTCAGCAAAAGGACCATTTACATGGTTATAATGAAGAAACACTTGTCCGCAAGTAGTTCCTTCAAAAGGTTCTCTCCAATGCTCTAATTCACATCCACTATATACCAGCATATCGCCTACTTCAAGCAGGACTTTTGTGCCTTTTGGAGCGTCGGGTTTATGTATTTTTTTGTATTCATCTATAACAGAATTAGCACCTGTGCCATCTATAAAAATAGGCCAAGGATCACCACCTAAATGTACAGTAGTAGATATCTCACAACTAGGTCTATCTTTATGTCTTTTTAATTCATCGCCGTGTTTATATAATCTAGCGTAGGAATAAGTAGGACATAGCTCTAAGCCGGTTTCTTTTTGCATTACTGGTAATACTTTAACAAGTAAAGTTTCCATTACATTATCAGCATAATGTGAGTATGTATTTGGAATCTGTTGATCAGTCCATGTACCAAACATACCGTTGTCATAAGTTATGTTATTGTCATACATAAATTTAACTGCATCTCGTTTAAGAAGAAAATAGTTAAATATAAAGTTAGCTAACTCGTAGCTTACTGCACCTTTAATTACTTGATATTTATTGAAAGCCATCTTGTATAAAATTAAAACTTACTGATATTCTTATATTGTTAGATTCATTAGGTTCAACTGAATGCCATAACCAAGAAGGAAACATAATTATTCTATTTACTCTTGCATCTAAATGAACTTCTCTCCATAAATGTTCAGGAGGTTGTCCATTAATTCTTGCAGGCATATTAGATTGTATACCAGGTCTTGGATCATATAAAACTATTTTACCACAATTAGGTTCAGCTTGTACGTAATACACACCACTAAATAAACTGTTAGGATGTATATGAGGTTTATTATATCCACCTTTGTAATTTATATTAGCCCACATATTACCTAATCTTGGTTGTCTATCTAACCATTCTTGTTTAAATATTTCATGTTGCATTTTAAATAACTCATCTACTAAAGGTTTAAATTGTGGCATTTCATGCATATTGGTTTGACTATGCCAACCATTAACATTTGTTTTTTTAACACCTCCATCTTGTTTAGACCAAGCAACAATATCATTAGCTAGTTGTTGATTATTTAGTTTAACATCTTCAGCATGTATAAGTGTTGGGAAAAATCCTTGAGTTATCATCTAAACGGTTTACCTCCAAACCAGCAAACTAAAGATTGTCTTATTCCTTTTCTTACGGGGTTAACTCTGTGATTTAAAAATGATGCAAATATAATTGCATGACCTTGTTTAAGTTCTGCAAATTTACCTGGTGCCATCAACTCTAAATCTCCACCTTCAAACTCTGATGGATCATTTAATAATAATGTCATTGATATTTTTCGCACCGGTGGTTCGTGTTCCATGTTCACATCACAATCCATATGCCAATCATAGAATCCACCTTCTGGATATTCTGTAAACTGTGCATTTTCTGATACCTGTATGTCACCAAAACCAAAATGATTTTCATTGGCTGTTTGTATAAAATTATTAAGGTCACGATACATGTGTCCCATTTCATTAAAAGGTATCCAAGATATTGTGGTTACTCTTTTCTTTGTATCCGTTCCACCTCCTGGTTTACCCATACCAACCTGTGCTTGTTGTGGTGGTTGTTTTCTTCCACACTCTATGATCTGTCTACATTGATCAGGTGTGAATAATGGTGTGGTAGTTTGAACTATCCAACTCTTCCATTTAGGTTCTTTGATGTGTCTGTTTTCGTACATTAACTTACTCCTCTATTTCTAATTGGGTCATACTGCACATCCATATTTGCAGCAAGTGTTCTTCTATATCCTGGTCCATTAAATGGGTAAACGCAATGTCTCATGTCATATGGAAAGATATAAAAATCTCGTTCTTTAATATTTGGTTGATAATCTACATTTGCAAAGTGTCCGTTAGCTGAACCTAGTATTTGTAATCTACCATTTTGTGGTGCATCAGCTGCAGAATATTCTACACCGTAAGACTCAGGTAATTTTAAAATCATAACAGAGGATAGACCTGTAAACAATGATCCTTGGTGCACGTGCACTGGATTGTATTCATGTTCAAACATAGTATTAACCCACACAGAATTAAAATGTAAATCATATTGTCTGACTTTATTCCATTCTAGATAATGTCTAAACTTTAATTCAAACCACTGTAATACATTATTAGGTAAATGATTATGTCTAGTCATCTTAGGACTATCTTCACCATTAAAAAATAAGCTATGTTCTTTTTCAATCTTACCAACTAATTGTTTATTAGCAGGTTTTAATTCAGGATACTTTGTTTCGTAAATATGATTAATTGTATTATATACATCCAAAGGCACTTGGTATTTTAATACCGACTGACCTAAAAATATAAAACTAAAATCTGATGTGTCCATATTTCTGTCTTATCCTTTCTGGAATTTTTTCAATATAAGGGTTGTATACTTTTCTCACAGGTCCATCAAATAGTTTATGCATGTTACTACCAACTATTTTATCATCATAAGATAAACCGTTTACATTTACTTGGTCTAAATTATCAAATCTGTGATTGAAATAAGGTTCACCTATGAATTGATATATTTTTCTAAACTCTTGTTCTGGATTTGTAACTATGTCATCATACTTTACATAATGACAAATATCTTTATAGTTATATGAATTTTTTATAGCTTCTAAATCTTTTGCAACAGCACCATCTTTATTCATAATCATACTTAATTTTTCTTCATCGTTTTTACAATCATATCTATTAGGAAATGCATCAGGGTTTTCTGTGTACCACTGCATATAACTAGCTAGCACATCCATTAAATCTCTAAGTATCACTATACATTTAAAAGGTCGTTTAAAATGTTTTTGCATCAATTGAAAATTACCAGGTGTTGTTACAGGACCACGGTCAATGATTATACGTTGTGGCCAATCTTTATAGTAAGTATCATACACGGAATCTAATACATTATCTAAAGACTTATGATCTGGATAATTTTGAAACACATCTGTTTGTTTCAGTAAAAACAAATCTTTCATTATCTCTAATGTAATAGAGTTAGGTGTTGCAGCTATCTCAGGATTCTGATTCATAATACTTGCAAATAAAGTATTACCAGATCTAGGAAGTGCTACTAAAAAGAAAAGTTGTCTACTTGTCTTTGGCTCCGAGATCATTGGTCAATTGTTCTTTCTTGTTGTAAATCATTTCTCCTGATTTTTTAACTCTTTCGATAGTTTGTAATTGTCCAAGTACATTAAACACTTCTGGTTGACTTGAACCTGATGTTAATGTCTCTGCTTTATTTTTCATAATCTGATGATAAGAATCTAATTGGTGTCTGTTGACATCTTGAGTATCAAATGAACCATCATCAAATTCTTTTTTAAGAGTGGACCAT